AAAGATTACAAATTAGAAAGGCTAAGCTTCAGAGAGAAGCTCGCGCCGCTATTGCTAGCAAAGATGCATACGCTGCATCGATGATTAAGAAGGAGCACGCTCTTGTATCGACGAGAATCACAGAGTCGATGGCACGTGCTGCAAGACTTAAGAGGAACATCGCTGAATCAACAGCACAAAGAAGCAGACGCACTAATGCTGCTGCACGACAGCCCGCGGAGTCACTGGCTGAAGCAACGAATCTCCGCAATAAGTTGGCAGAGACGAATCTGTTCAACGCAAAGCTTGTTTACACGAACAAGCTGCTACAAAATGAGTCGCTTTCAAAGAAGCAGAAGGCCGAGATCATCGAGCGCCTTGACGAGGCAAAGAACATTCGTGAAGTCAAGCTTGTCTATGATAGCTTGACAAAGACGCTGTCTGGAACGTCAAAGCCGCTCAGCGAATCAAGGGTTCAGCTCGGTTCTTCTTCTAGACCAGCGACTTCGTCCGGCGCAACTCAGCTCAATGAGGGTTATGAGACCAATAGGTGGGCAAAGTTGGCTGGAATCAAGTGATGCATTGAACTAGATACTTACCAACAAAAAGGAGACACTATGAAATTTTTCACGTTAGATCAGTTGGCGCAAGGAATTAGAGAGCGCCACGTCGGAGCCGAGAGGGCTCGACTAGTAGAGAAGTGGAGCCGCACAGGACTCTTGAGAGGACTTGACGGACACAAGAGAGAAGTCATGTCGCAGCTGCTTGAAAACCAGGCTGCACAGGTCCTGAAGGAGAGCAATGCTCTGTCGACTGGTGGTGGTGCTGTCACCTCTGCTGGTCAGATTTCAGGATTCAGCAACATTGCGTTTCCGATCGTTCGCAGGGTGTTCGGTGGCCTCGTCGCCAATGAGCTCGTGTCGATCCAACCAATGTCGCTTCCATCAGGACTTATCTTCTATCTAGATTATACTTACGGTTCGAAGGTCGGTGGTGCAGCCGGACCAACGCTTGATAGCTCGTCTGCAACAAGCACTTACACGAAGGGTCAGTCAATCTACAACAACCCAGCTGGTAAGGGAATTCGTTCAGGTTCTCTTGAGGCTGGTGGTATGTACGACTTGATGAATGCTGGTTACACACGTGTACACAGCGGTTCATTTAGCGTTGCGACTGCTTCTCTTGGTGCGTGGTCGACGACAGGTGACGTGTGGTTGACTCACGGAATTGTCAAGTCTTCAACTGATTTTTCTGGTACGAACGCAAGGTTCTTGCAGTTTGATCCACAGGTTGAAAACGATATTTCGACTAATGCGCTTGATGTTCAGTTTGCTGTCGTTGCATTGTCAGATATCACTGCAAAGATTCCAAACGCTGACACGAACGCCATTGATCAGCTAGCATTCTTTGGGCTTACAACGAACGGTTCGTTGACAGCGTGGGGCGAGAGATACCAGAGCGGAACTGGTGTCATGAACTTGCGTCGCTTGACAAAGCGTGGCAACTGGTCTAACGGTGTTTTCACACCTGATCCGATCAACGGAACACACGTGCTGTTTGTCAATCGATTGACGAATGCAGGTGCAACACCAACCATTCAGGACGGTGAGCTTGTCAAGATCTCTGCTGCTCTTGCTGATGGCTTGACAGTTGATTCAGGCACCGGATCGACATTGACTGTTCCTTCGTTTGAGTCTGACTTTGGAACGACTCCTTCGGCGGCAATCCCAGAGATTGACATCAAGATCGATCAGATTGCAATCACTGCAAACACTCGCAAGCTACGCGCTCGCTGGTCGCCTGAGCTTGCTCAAGACCTCAATGCGTACCACTCGATGGACGCAGAGGTTGAGCTCACTTCGATCCTCTCTGAGCAGGTTGCCCTAGAGATTGACAGAGAGATCTTGAACGACCTCTTGACACAAGCAAACGGTGCAAACTTCTACTGGTCACGTTCGCCTGGTCGATTCGTGAACAAGCAGACGGGTGAGCGCCAGAGCCTTGCTACGTCGTTCCAGATCGGACCTCAGTTCACTGGTACAGTCCGTGAGTGGTACGAGACGCTTGTTGAGACGATCATTGACGTTGCTAACACGATTCACCGCAAGACACTCCGTGGTTCTGCTAACTTCATCGTGACTGGTCCAGACGTCTGCACTATCCTTGAGTCTTCGGTTTTGTACAAGCCTAAGTTCTCTATCGACGGTGAGGGACAGGTTGCTTCTCCGTTTACGATCGGTGCTGAGGCAATCGGAACAGTTTCGAACCGCTTCACTGTGTATAAGGATCCTTACTTCCAGAGGAACAAGATCCTCGTCGGGTACAAGGGCGGTAGCTATCTTGAGACAGGCTACGTGTACGCTCCTTACGTACCGTTGATTGTCACGCCAACCATCTTCGCACCCGAAGACTTTACGCCCAGAAAAGGCGTAATGACACGCTATGGTAAGAAACTTGTACGAAGCGACTTCTACGGAACGGTCACTGTCATGGACATGAACGTTATCTAAAGAATATCAACTAGTTAGCT